CTTGGTTCAATTTGCTCAGATCAAAAGGGAACACCTTTTTTCTCAAGTGTTAATGACATCTATAAAGCAGAGCCTAGTTTAATAAATGCTATGTATGCTGCTGCTGATGAAGTTAATAATTTTTTGGGAAAGTCTCGGAAGAAGAGCTTGCAGACAGAGAACTCCTCATTGAACTCGTCCTCAACGGAATCGGCGGAAACACCTTAGAAGAAGCTGAACAAAAACTTTCACATAGAGAGTTGATGTATTGGAGAGCCTATCGTCAAAAATACGGCTCTCTTTTCTTCGGTCGCCGTTTAGAGCAAAGCTTTGGAAGCTGGATGGCGCATTACACAGGCTTCAAAGTTAAAGAGGGAACAAAAGTAGACCCTTATATATTTATGCCTCATGAAACGCCTCCAGACGATGACAATTCATTGTCATTAGAGGAGTATTTTGAGAAGTATCATAGTAACTAGCCCTGCCATAAGGTGGGGCATGTGACATTCACACACCGTTTTGTTAAATTGATTAAAATTTAAAAAACGGTGTGTTTATGAAAAAAGTTATTTTTACTGCTTTTTTAAGCTATTTTTTAATTGTAACCAGTCAGGTCCAAGCTAGAACTTTTTACACAACTGAGCATGTAAGGATTATTGAAAATTTGAATGGAGACAAAAGTAATCTTTTTAAAAACTCCAAAAAATGGGTAGCAAATAACTTTAATTCAGCTCAAGACGTAATTCAGTATGAAAGCCCAGAAGAAGGGCAATTAATTATTCGTGGAATTGCTTCGCCATTATGTGATTCAACAGTAAGTAAAATGCAATGTAATGGTTACTCCCAAGCTAAAATATCTTTTAATTTAACAATTGATCTAAAAGATAAAAGAGCACGTCTAAAATTCAGTAATTACGGTTACGCGAGATTTGGTAACACGCCAATTGATGACCCTATTACTTATAAGTTGATGCTTAATAGATTTGATTCTTTATCGAATGATTTTGAAAAAACACTTAGCACCAGCAACAATAATGACTCTTGGTAAATTGAATAAAGCAATTCCATAGTCAGTTTTACTTGAAATATTGCCCACTCTTAGAGTGGGTTTTTTTATGCCTGGAGAAAAGAAATGGCTACAAATTCACTTGGCAGATTAACTTTGGACTTGGTTGTTCAGACGGCTAGTTTTTCAGAGCCACTAAGTAGAGCTGAACGGCAGGCGCGAACATCGAGTCAAGGGATTGCCAATTCTTTAAATATTGCTGCTATTGCTGTAAGTGCATTGAGTGGAGCAGTGGCTGGTCTTTCAGTGGCTCAGCTTGTTAATTTTAGTGATCAAGTTATTCAGACTGGAAATGATATTCAAAAGTTTTCAAAACTTGCGAATGCTTCAGTGCGTGAATTTCAGTATTACGCCAAAGGGGCAGAAACTGCTGGAATTTCATTGGAATCTTTTGCAGATAAAATGAAAGACATGCAGGATCGTATAGGCGATTTTCAGCAAACAGGTGGTGGGCCTTTAGCTGACTTTTTCACCAATATTGCCCCTAAAGTTGGGGTAACTATTCAACAGTTTCAGAAATTATCAGGACCTCAAGCGTTACAGCTATTTTATAATTCTTTAGAGAAAGCTGGCGCGTCAACAAATGACATGAAGTTTTATATGGAAGCAATCATTTCTGATTCTTCTTTGTTAATTCCATTGCTTGAAAAAAATGGTCAAGGTTTTAAGAAGTGGGGTGATGCCGCTGAAAAGGCTGGCGCTATCATGTCTGATGATTTAGTTAAGAGCTTAGCAGAAGCAAAACAAAACCTCCAGTTAATGGATCTGCAATGGCAGGGAGTCGAGGCAAGACTTGTAAATAGTGTTGTTCCTGCTATCGAAACGGTTATAGAGAATTGGGATGATATTAAAGCGGTAACTATTGCCGTATCTGCTGGCATCGCAACAAGATTTGTTCCTGCTTTGGTTGTCGCAACATATCAACTTGGGCAAACTGCTATTTTTGCAGTTCGTGCGGGCGTGGGCTTAGCAAGCTTTGCAAGATCTGCTGGCGCTACAGCTGGAGTCATGGCTTTACTTGGTGGTCCCGCTGGATTGGCAATGTTAGCAACACAAATTGCTGTAGCTGGTGGTGCATATTTATTGATGACCAAACACACTCAAGATGCAACAAGTGCATTTGAAGAGCAAGGTTTAGCACTTAGTGAACTTCGAGAAAAATATAAAAGCTTTACCGCAGCACAGTTAGCTATAAAAGGTATTGAGGCAAGTGAAGAAATTGAAAAGCAAACCAAAGATCTAAAAAGTCTTTTTACAGCCTTAGAACAATTTGAGAGCGACTTAAAAGTTCAAGGTGATATTAAGCAATTTACAGCGATTCAAGCGTACCTTGCTAGCTTAAAACAAGGTGGGGATGAAGCTAAGAATGCTTTTGCTCAGCTACAAAAGCAAGGCTTGGTTAGTGAGAGTACACTTAAGTTTGTTGCTGAATTAGATACAAAAATTAATGCTGCAAATAACTCTATAGATCGTCAAAAAGAGATCCAAAAATTAGTTAAAGATGTTACTGATGAGACAACTAAATCACAGCAAGCTCAAGCAAAAGCTGTCAAAGACTCTACTAAGGCATGGCAATCACTGACACAAAAACAACGTGACTACATTACCCAAGCCAAACAAGATGTGCTTAGAGAAGGATATATCAAGACACTTGTAAGAGAGGGGGTAAGTGTAGATAAAGCGAATGTTTATGCTGATGCACAGATCGCAGCAAATGGAGAAAATGCTTTTAAAGCACCATTGCCAAAGGATGTGCTACTTGCTGCCCGCGAAAACTTCAATCTAAAAAATTATACTTTTAGTAAAGACGAGTTGGCGGCAATTGCTCGTGCGCAAGGTATTGCTAAGGCAAATAATTTTGCTCAGATTGAAAGTTTGTATGGTTTGCCTGCTGGAACACTTGCTGCCTTGATTCTTCAAGAGTCTGGGGCGAATGCTGGAGCAAAAAGTCATACTGGGGCAATAGGTCTTTTCCAAACAACGAGTGTGTTTAGAAAGCAGTATGGTCTTAATGCCAAAAGTTCTACTGAAGAAATTGCAACAGCAGCAGCTAAAGACTTATCTAAACATTTGGCTGATTTTGGAGCCATGGATAAAGCACTCATGGCCTACAATGCAGGTGCAGGTGGCTTAAGAACCTATTTAAAAGGTGGTCTATCAGATAGCAAGCGTAAAGAGGTTGCTGGTTACGCACCGGGTTTCCAGAAGTGGTTCGCCGGAGTATCTGGAAAATCTACTGTAGACAATTCAATTTTAATGCCTACACAGGCAGATCAACTTGAATTAATTAATAAGGCTGCTGAATCTCAAAAAGCCATTGATGATGCTAAAAAAGATGTCGATGCTCGGTATTACACCGAAGCTCAACGACTTGCAAAAGAGCATCAAGATAATATTGAAAAGATTACCTTCGCCTATGCTGGAACACCACAGTTAAAGGAAAAATTGGCTCAAGAGAATGCTTTATATGCCGCTCAAATTGCAAAACTTGAGTCCGATAAAAAGGAGGAGTACAACCAGTACTTTGCTTTTGAAACTGATCGAATCAAGCAGATTGAACAAAACTTTGATCGACAAAAAGAGTTAATCGACTCTAATGCCGAGTATGAGTACGGGAAATCGAAAAAAGCTTTAGAGATTAAAGCTGCTCTTGAGCGCCAAAAACAAGTTGAAATTGCTGCCGTAAAACGCGAAGAAGATGCACAAATTCAGTCGGCGTTTGAGGGTTATCTAAACCAGACTGAAATTGTTGTGAAGCGTTACCAACGTGAACGTGAAGAAATACTTCAAACTTATAGTTTAAGTAAACGTGTTCGCGAAGAGATGGCAAAATCTAAGGATTATGCAATTTTTGAAACTTTAAACCAAGCTTCTGACAGCGTCTTTCAAGTTGGTCAGAACTCTGCTCAATCCCTATTTAATAGACTTAATCCTGAAGAGTTTTCAAAGTTTAATTTGCAAAATCAATATTCTTCGGATTTCGGAGGACTCCAAACATCCTATAACGATGAAGTGTCTGGCATTAAATTGATTGAAAATGAGAGTGAGCGTAACGCTCAATTGTTGGCTGCTCGTGAACAGTTTTTGAAAGCAAAAGCTGCACTTGATGCAGATTACGCACAAAAAGAGCGTGATTTGGATCAACAGAATTTTGAAACCAAGATGCAAGTTTATTCGCAAATTGCTGGAATGACGGGGCAGGTTTTTTCAGACATGACCGCACTATTAGAGCAAAGTGTTGGGAAGTCAAATGCGCTTTACAAAACTATGTTCTTTGCCTCTAAGGCTGCTTCAATAGCTCAAGCAATTGTTAACACAGAAGAGGGGGCTACAAAAGCACTGGCACAAGGTGGCGCTTATGGAAGTGTTTTGGCTGGAGTTGTTAGGGCAACAGGTTACGCTTCAGTTGGTATCATGGCAGCTCAAACAATCCAAGGTATGGCTCATAACGGTATAGACAATATCCCGCGTGAAGGTACATGGCTTTTAGATGGTGGTGAACGTGTACTAAACCCTCAACAGAACAAAGATTTGACGAATTATTTAAATAATCGTCAAAACGGGTCTAGTGAGGGCAATGTGCAAATCAGCCAACAGATTACGTTTGCTGATGGATCCGCAAGCGTCAATACACAAGGTCAAAAGCAAATTGCTGAATCTCTGAATAATGCAATGGACGCATGGGCTAGACGTGAAAGTCGTCAAGGCGGTGTCTTATTTAATCTTGTAAGACGTTAATTACCCAAGTTTAACCACTTTAACCCACTCTATGAAGTGGGTTTTTTGGAGCAAAATAATTGAATGAGCAACCGTAAATTCACTTGGTGCCAAGATCTAGAAGGCAACTCAGGTTCACAGAGCTTTAATACTTTGTCATCTAAGTTTGGTGATGGATATGAGCAAAATGTCTCAATAGGAATCAATAACCGAACAGGTACTTGGCAATATTCACGGACAGCAAAAAAAGCCGAAATTATGCAAATCAAAGCATTCTTTGATGACCATAAAGGAGCTGACTCGTTTCTTTGGGATTCGCCGTTAGATGGTGAGGTTCGAGTTAAAACAGGTGAATATCAACCCCGCTGTTTGGGCGGTGATGTTTGGCAAATCTCTACGACATTCACCCAAGTCTTTTATCCTTAATTTTTAATCTCTTTGAAGCCCCTCTTTAGGGGCTTTTTTTATGCGAGCAAGAAAATGACTAAGCAAGTTATTAATGTTGGTTCAGCTGCAAATGACGGATCAGGAACACCAGC